TACAAATTCAATCGACAGCAATTTGTTTTTACGAATTAACAATGACACAACCGCAACAAATTACAATCAGGCATATCAAGGCGTTGTCACAAACACAAATTATGTTGGAGCAATCAACGATGTCGCGGGAGTCAATGCAATTATTCCCACAATCGCGGGCTATCCACCATCAGGCGGGTCAAACATTGCACAGTTCAACATTCCGCGCCCAAACGATACAACAAGAAAACTCATCACCGCAGCTTCGTCTTTTCGGGCTAGTGGTTCAGTAAATGCAGCTTCAAGTTCAGTTTGTAATCACACATCAAGCGCAGCAATATCATCACTACAAGCAATTTGCACAGTCGGCAGCTTTCAAGCCGGAACAATGCTAGTTTATGGAGTCAAATAATGAGTATCCCAATGATCCGAATCCACAATGTAGAAACCGGTGAAGTCATAGATCGTGAAATGACTCAAGATGAACAAGAAGTGCATTTTGCACAAGCTGAAGCTCTTGCATTACTCGAAGCACAAGCTCAAGCAAAAGCAATTGCAAAGTCTGAATTGCTTGAACGCTTAGGTATCTCCGCTCAAGAAGCAAGGCTGTTGCTTTCATGACATATCCAGTTGGCACATCAGCCCATGCAATTGATATTGCGCTCGCTGAAGTAGGCACAATTGAACAGCCGGAAAATCTGACCAAATACGGCAAATTTATGAAAGCCGATGGCTTGCCGTGGTGCGGAAGCTTTTGTAATTGGGTATTAGCCGAAGCAGGAGTCAAGGTTCATTCAGTCGTATCGACAGCTCTTGGCGCACACAAGTTCAAGGAAACATCTCGCTGGTCGGATAAAGAGCCGGCATTGGGCGATTTGGCTTTCATGGACTTTCCTCATGACGGAGTAGATCGCATTTCCCATGTTGGAATCGTTGTAGGCATCAAGGGAAATATCGTGACAACCATCGAGGGCAACACATCCGGAAGTGGCTCTCAGCGCAATGGTGGAATGGTCATGATCAAGGAGCGGACAATAGGCAAGGAAATTGTCGGCTTTGGTCGTCCGAAATATGTGCCGTATAAGGGCGAATTCCCTATCATCAAAACAGAAACACCGAAGCTCTCAATTCTGAAGAAGGAGAAAAAGAAATGAAAGACATCAAAGCACTTGCGGCTTCATGGGCTCGCTCATTCTTAGCAGCTGCCATCGCCGTTTATATGGCTGGCATTACAGATCCAAAGGCAATCGCCGGCGCTGGTCTTGCTGCCGTTTTACCTGTCATTTTGCGATACCTAAATCCAAATGACAAAGCTTTCGGGTTATCGGGGAAGTGACTCGGAAACTACTTCGGGCAGCTCTGGCGACGGGTCTTTTGCTGGGGCTGTCCGGATGTGGTCAATATCAGGGATGGACAAGATATGAATGCCAGCTCTATGAAAATTGGGAAAAGCCTGAGTGTAATCCGCCGCAATGTAAGGCGCAGGGCGTTTGCACAGAGGATATTTACGGAAAGAATCCGAATGAGCTCGAATAGAAGATTTACAAACGAGCAGCTTAAAGCTCGGCTGATAGTGTTTATTGGCGTATGCCTAAGCCTCACCTTTATCTTTAGCGTTGCAGGGATGTTGTACGCATTGATATTCGTGACTCAGCCATTGGGTGATCAGGCTCCAAACGATAGAGCATTCATCGAGCTACTTTCCACGCTGACCATTTTCTTGACCGGAGCTCTTGGCTCTGTGCTGGCATCGAACGGACTCAAAGACAAGCCTAAAATTGGGGATGACACGCCGAATCCCACGCGGGAATCTTGACCTTGTCAGACTATTGCTTCACTCTATACGCAGGGAGCGAAGTTCAGTAGCTCTCTGGATCGGGAGCAATCATGACAACAACACTATCAATCCAAATCGTCGTCTATATGGTGATTTTGGCTTTCATTGCGTTTGCTTGGGGCTATTCAAAAGGCCATAAAGACGGAATGCTTATGGGGCGCATTCAAGCTCGGAAGCTTGAGCGTCTAGCAAAGGCGGCAGAATAATGGCCGGATTTTTGGACGGATACGAAGATGTGGCAGCTCGCATTCAGCGACTACACGCCACTCACCCATCGAACCGAGTCGAAACAAGAATTGTCGAATTCTCGGCACAGCATGGATACATTTTGGTTGAATGCAGAATCTTTAAAGAATATGAAGATGAGAAGCCATCGGCCATTGATTTCGCTTTTGGCAAGGTTGAGTCTTACAGCCCGCAAATGAAGAAATGGTTTGTAGAAGATACGATCACAAGCAGCATTGGAAGGTGCGCCGGACTTTTATTGGGTAGCGACAAGCGCCCAACTTTGCAAAATATGGAGCAGGTGGAAACCATGCCAGCGGCTTTTGTCAATAAGGTTGAAGAAGATCCGTGGAGTAAGCCAATCTATGAAGAAGGATTTTCTAACACTTCTCAAGCAATCGGAGAGCTACAATCAAAGCTTGGCGCTGAAGTGCTGAGCGAATCGCCGATTTGCGCACACGGCCACATGATTCTCAAAGAAGGCGTGTCGCCCAAGACCGGCAAAGACTACAAAGGTTTTGTCTGCACAGAGAGAGTCAAAGCCAAGCAATGCTCTCCGCTCTGGCTGACGCTGCAATCTGACGGAAAGTGGGCTTAACATGGGCGAGCTATTTATTCGTAAAGCGTCCGGTGAAGAAATCACATTCCATCGTGACGGTTCAAAGACTGTCTATCTCAATTCTGAGCAATGCGATAAGTGCGAACAATGGAAGCCGTTAGATTTAGGCAAATACATTGAATCAGACGGCGAGAAGCTCATGTGGCTCTGTGGAGAATGCAAATGAAACACACTTACAGCTTCCAATCATCATTTGGATATACAAATTGCGATATATGCGATGACGATGTCATGTGCAATGAATACAAGCGCGATGACGGCTTAACTCAATGGCTTTGCAAGAAGTGTGAAGATAGGCTCCACTTATGAGAATGGTCATCACTCAAGAGCAGGAATGGGATGCAGCTCGGGTTGCATTAGATCGTGTGGCAGAGATTCACGGTCGCCCCGATCATGTAAGTCGATATAACAAGAATCTCAATTTTCATGACTACATCATGGAAACAGCGGAATCCATTGGAGCTGAATACGCCGTGGCCAAATACTTTGGCATAGCTGACTTCAGCGCAGCAGATTCACGATTCAAACGCACAGCCGATGTCGGCTCAATCATCGAGGTCAAATGGACGAAATACGACTCTGGCTCGCTCATCATCTATGACACAGACCGAAGCACAGACATCGCAATTCTGGTCACAGGCAAAAGCCCAAATTATTATCTTAAAGGCTGGATTCCCATTGCTGTCGCCAAGAATCAGAAATGGCGCAGACGCGACCAACCGACTTACTGGGTCGAGCAATATCACTTGCATCCAATCGAGAATCTAAGAAGGAGCTCACATGGAGAAGCTACGCTTCCAATGCAGGGTTGAAAAGCGCATCAAGGATCACATTGTCTTTGAGGATGAACTTCCACTAGGGGATGACGCGGCCTTTGTGCAATGTATGTCGTGCGGAGTCATGGGCGTAATGCAGAAAAGCGATGCTAAGTAATGGCTACATATGAATATCGATGCGAGATGTGTCAAAAGCTTGAAACTGTAACGAGAGCAATGACCGATGTGCTTCCACGCGATCCATATTGCGTCAATTGCATGATTCCAATGAAGCGGGTCTATACGGCCGCACCAATCCATTTCAAGGGCAAAGACTGGGGCTTTCAATGAGCAATTATCAGCAAGAGATTCGAGATGTCATTTATCAGGCCGTCGAAGGCGAATTGGCTATCTTTGAAGCTGCAACAATAATCGAGCGAATTATCCGAACGGAGATTGACGGTGAGTGAAATGGTCGAATGTTGTGCGTGTGGATCAGGTACTTATGAGCCAATTGTGGAGCACTCACCTATTGGCAAATGTGACACTTATTGCCTACGCTGTCATCGGGTCTTTGTAAAGATAAAAGGTGAAGCCTGTGGATAACCTGTGGATGACACGCCAAAGCCCCGCTCAACTTATCCACAATCTTGCAATTCGCTTGACTAGGTCGGTACGCTTCATGCTCTCGCTTGAGCCGGTGTGCCGGTGTAGCTCGAGCGAAGTATTGAAGCTAATGGGTGCTCTATGCCTATTGCTAGGCTCATCAGCAATATGGGTGCAACCCGCACAGGCAGCAACAAAAGCCGATCACTACAAACTCTATGCTCATTCAAGAATCATCAATTTCAATGAGTTTCATTGCTTTGTAAAGATAATTCATAAAGAGTCACGATGGAATCCAAATGCTAAGAATGGTAGTCATTACGGTTTAGGGCAGATGCGATCTGAGTGGTACAAGACTCTTGATCCATATCGTCAGATTGACCAAACGCTTAAATACATTCACAATCGATACTCAACGCCATGCAAGGCATGGGATTTCCACAAGCGGAAGAATTACTTTTGAATGACTATGCACTCACAGCGTAAGAGCAACAGCACTCATTGGAAGAAGATACGCCTGACAATCCTCAACAGAGATGGCAGGGCATGTCATTGGTGCGGGATGGATGCAACTACGGTCGATCACATCATTCCAGTAGCCAAAGGCGGTTCGGATGACCCAGAGAATC